TTATACAAAAGAAACTGCACACCTGAATATCCTATTGAAAACGTCCAGAATCGAAAACAACCAATTTCGAGTGTATGGATCCTCTTGTTCCTTCTATTGGGCCGTCTATGGAAAACGACAATCCATACTTACTGAGCCTAGAAAGGAAGATATTCACGTTGCTGGAAATGGTCCCTACAAATATATTAGTCCTATTTGCTGTTGATATCAAGATCCATGATTTTTTCTAATCCCGTATATTCCAAGATTCCGTCCTTTTTCAATACGTTTACACCTTCCATAATGACTTTTTTCTGCTTGATCAACGCAGAATACGTCACATTATAAGCCGTTTGTATTAAATCACTCACATCATTGTCAATGATCTCTTTGTATTTTTCACTTAAACTAGGATAAATCAATTGATTTCCCATACCATAATAGATGACCATTTTTTGTGCCAGTTTTAACGCCTCTTCAAAATCATTGATGGCACCACTACTGACTGATCCTATTCCATAAAAAATTTCTTCTGCAATTCTTCCTCCCAATAAAATCGAGAGATGTTCCAAAAGTCCTTCTCTCGTATAAATATTATCCTTGTCCTGTTCAAAGAGCGTGTATCCTGGTGTATTAGGTGAAGACAAATTGATAATGACTTTACGCATTTTAGAATGGTTTTTGGATACCATTCCCATGACTGCATGACCCATTTCATGAATCAAGATTTGATTCATAATGGCCTCGGAAAATTGATGCTGATTGGGTTGCCATCCTACCATTATTTTGTTCAATACGATTTCCATATCCTCTTTGGAAATTTTCTCTCTATTATATCGCAATGCATTCAACATGGCTTCATTCAACAGATTCTCAATTTGTGCTCCCGAGAGACCTGATGTTGTATCTACCAAATCATTAAATATGACCCCGGATTCATCATAAGGTTTGCCTTGAATATGAATATCCAGAATGGCCTTTCGTGTTTTTTCATCTGGCAATCCAATAAAAATACGTTTGTCAATTCTTCCTGGTCGCATTAATGCGGGGTCCAATAAATCGGCACGATTCGTTGCACCAATCAAAAAGATTCCTTTGTTGTTTTTAAAACCATCCATGGCTACCAACAATTCATTCAATGTATTGTCTCTCTCGGAAGAGGATGTTTCGCCATCAGATGATCGAGTGCGTCCAATGGCATCGATTTCATCAATAAACACGATACATGGAACATTTTTCTTGGCTAGTGCAAACAATTCTCTCACACGAGAACTTCCGACTCCCACATATTTTTCTTGGAATTCGGATCCAGAAACAGCAATAAAACTGACATTGCATTCTCCTGCAAAGGCCTTTGCTAATAGCGTTTTTCCATTACCGGGTGGTCCTTCCAAGATCAATCCTTTGGGAATACGCACATTGTATTTTGAATATTTTTCATAATTCTTCAAAATATCTACACACTGCATCAATTCGGATTTGACATTTTCATATCCACCAATATCTGTAAATCGAAAGGGGTGATTGACTATGACTTCAAAATTTTCTGATTTTCGATCCTTGCCACCATTTTGCATATAATGATTCCAATGCATATTTCTCCTTCGATCCATTTCGGTTTCTCTCGATTTTGTATTCATGTTTGTATTCATATTTTCATTCATATCTGCATTCAATTGAGGAGGCATTATTCCTTGAAATATAATATGGATTCCTGATGTGGGTTGCATTTGGTTTCTTTTTCTTTGTTCTTCTACTTCTTCTACTTCTCTCTCTGAAAAAGTATCCTCTGTTTCTTCTGTGTCCTCTTTTTTTGCTTGTAGAATTTCTTTTTTGATTTCACGAATCATTTCTGTAAAATTGTTATTTTTCTCTCCTTTTTTCTTTTTCTCTCCAAGAATGAGTTTTAAATATTCATTGTTTCCACCATCATCGTCATCGTCGTAATCGTCGTAATCATCGTCATCTTCATCATCGTCATCATTATCGTCGTGATCATGATGATTGTTTATTCTGTTTTTGGAAAAATGGTAATTCTTTTTTCTTCCATTATTGGTTTCTGGTGTATTGGATGGATTGCTGCTTTGTAATTCCAAATGTTTACACATAAAACGATTTGTTGAAAAGGTAAATCCTAAAAGAACGGATGTTTTTGGTAAAAAAACAGAGAGAAATAAGGACAAAAACAACAATTTCATATATTATTATCAAATACTATAAAAATTGATTTAGAATTTATCATTTTATTCTTTATACAAATTACCATCCATCCAATTATAAAATCATGACAACAACTACAACTAAAAGCCAATTGCATCCCATTTTATCCAACAAACATTCTCATCCGAGAGACAAACATCTCGTTTTTGATGAACCCACGCACAAATATACGATTTTGACAGATCCTCATAGCAAATATACCTCCGTAACAACATGGAATCATTCTCATTTTCCTCATTTTGATGCAGACAAGATCATTGGAAATATGATGAGGGGCAAAAATTGGAATTCCTCCAACAAATATTGGAACATGACCTCTGCTGAAATCAAAGCACAATGGAAAAAAAATGGCGAATCCGTATCAGGTGCAGGGACAGATTTGCATTTTGACATTGAATGTTTCATGAATCAAAACATCGTGGATGAAAAGGATGAGCCGATTGATTATACACATCAAGAATTGATAGAGATTTATGAACAAGATTTGAGAGAAGGAATATTGCCTCCTAATGTCTCGGAAGAGTGGGACTTTTTCTTGACATTTGTTAAAGCCTATCCTCATTTGAAACCTTACAGGACAGAATGGATGATTTATGATGAAGAGTTGAAATTGGCGGGTTCGATTGATATGGTCTATGAAAATCCTGATGGATCCTTGACTATTTATGATTGGAAACGAGCCAAAGAAATCGTGAAAATCTCTTCCTTTAATAAATTCGGTGTCACTGAGGAAATCAATCACATTCCAGATACCAATTTCTGGCATTATTCTCTCCAATTGAATACCTACAAGGCCATTTTGGAGAGAAAATATGGGAAAAAAGTGGGCGAACTCTTTTTGGTTCGATTGCATCCCAACCATCCGCAAAAAACATTTGAATTAATTCCTTGTGCCCATTTGCAAAACGAAATCAAGGAATTGTTTGATCCACTCTTGAAAAAATATTCGTAGATAGCATCCGCATCCTTTGTATATGTTACATGTCGAATTCCATATAATGAATAAAAATACAAAAATAATATAAAGATAATATAATTTTGCCTATTATACAGACATGGAAAATATACTAGAAAAACTAAAACAAATACAAGATAAAAAGACCACTTGGGAGAATTGGAGTTTAGAAGAAAAAAAACAATTATTAGATTTATATGTTGTCATTTCTGAAAAAGAAAATCATATATTTGATTTGATATGGGATCATCATGGTTGTGATAGTTGGGAAGATATTTTCCGTGATTATGGTAGAAACTATTTGAAAAACAAGACAATGGGTGTAAAAATAGCAATCAAAGAAATAATGGAAAGAATAAAAAATGGTGAATATGATGAAAATGAGGATGAAAATGAGGATGAAAATGAGGATGAAAATGAGTATGAAAATGAGGATGCATATGATAAAGATGATAAAGATGATGAATATGAAGATATAAAATATAATTGAAAAAACCATATAAAAAATTCATATACAAAAAAGAATATAAAACCATTTTCTTTTTATTCTTCAAATAACTCATGCAATTCAATACTTTTTACATGACCATGAATTCTGTTCTTTTTGCTTATTGGATTTACTATTATTTCTGCAGAAATTGGGCCATAAGAAATCGTCTTTTCCAACGTGTTTTTCATTTTGCCAAATATGGTATAATGACCCCCCTTTTCCAAGTCATGGAACTATATTATTCATCTGTTTTCAATAATCCTTATGGATTGAGTCTTGAAGATCAAGAGGAAGAGGAAGAAAAAATCGAGCAAAAAGAAGAAATCAAATATGAAAACAAGTATCAAGACAAGTATTTGTTGTTACAAGAGAGAGAACTTTCAACAGAAGAATTGGACCATTTGAAAAATAGTATTCTTTTTGAACATACACCTATTGGAAATGTCATCATGTTTTATGATAACAAGAGGGAAACCTTTGTTTATTTTTCAGACAATGCTATGCCATATCGTTATTTAGAAGTGATTGCCAAAAAATATGTCATCATGAACAATTGCAAATCCATTTATGTGAATATGGAAGAGGAAATTGAGCAAGCCAAGAAAGTATGGGAGGAAAATGTAAAGAAACAGAGAGAAAAAGAGGAAGAAGAAAAGAAAACGATTTCTGACAAACCCAAGAATGTATTTGCACAATTGAAAAAATACAACAATGTCAGTTTGAATTCAGCCAGTATTCCTGTTCGCAATTCGAATGTTGGTGGAGGAGCTACAACTATCAAACCATCTTTTAATTCCATGCAACAACCCATGCAACAAAACCAACGAAACCAGCAACCAGAAGATAGTATATTAAAAGGAAGATCCAATCGATATTCTTGTGAAGGGAAAATGGCGAATTTTTCTTTTTTGAAAAAAGTGGAAAAAAAAGAACTAGATAAACGATTGAATATGAGTTTCGCAGAATTTAAGAAAATGCAAACGCATATGGAGCCGGAGCCGTAGATTGTTTGTATTGTTCCGTGAATTATATTATAATCTTTTTATAATATAACTATGTTATCATCAGTAGCCAAATCAGCTACCCAATCCACAGCAAAATTTGTAGCTCCCAATACTTATAAAAAGGTAGAAAATTTGAATAAAATGGCTAAATCTGTCAATAATCCAACGGCTGCTATCAATCAAGCAAAAGATCAAGCAAAAAAGGCAGTATTGACCAATGTAAGTCCAGAGATTAGAAACAAACTCAATCAAGCCCAAAGTGCCGTCACATCGGCCTATCATACTACTATGAATTCCGATGAAAAACATTCAGGATTCATTGGTCCCTTGACCCATTTTGTAAAATCTTTATTGAGTAAAGGGTTGACCTTTGGAATCACTCTTTTGGGGAATGCGTTGGATATTCCCACTGCAGATGTCATGAACAATCCAGATTCATTGATTGACCGATTCAATGAAGCACTAAAAACCCCTGAAACAAGAGCCAAATTAAGTGAATTAGCGCAACGTATTGGCCAACAAGGATCCATTATTATTGACTCTGTAGCTCCACCTGTAAAAGAAGCACTTGTCAAGGCCATTGATATTGGAGAAGTCAGTTTTACAAAAATAGGACAATCAGGAGTCAAAGCTGTTATGGATGTTGTAGGAGTTATTCCAGGTATAGGTGAAGTAGTGGAAGGAATTCGTGTGTTGGATGATATTGTGAAAGCAGGACAAGCAGGAGTAGAAGCAGTTGTAAAGACAACGACTATCGCATCGGATGCTGCATCTGGATCGATAGATAATTATAAACAATTGACGGCTGCGGCAGCACAAGCAACACAAGCAACACCTAGACCTGTTATTCAACCTACACCTGCTACGACCTCTGCTACGACCTCTGCTACGACCTCTACACCTATCTCCAAACCACTTATAATACAACAAGGTGGATTGAAAAAAAAAATGAGAAATCAAACCCACACACGCAAGCAAATAAAAAAACGAATTCAACAAAGTTTGCACAAGTTTAAACAGACTAGCAAAACAAAGAAATATCCATCATTTGGTGAAAACCGACCTATAAAAAAGAATAAATTCTAAAGTAATACTATGAATCTACAACAATACGGATATGATCTCAATGAACTGATTGACTCAATTGATGATTTTGGATATGATTCTATAAAACAAGAAGATACTATTGATAAACATGCTGAATACAATCAAATCGAAATAGAAAGTGAACGAAGACACAGAAGACATTATTTTATTATTACATGCATTATCATTGCTGGTCTATTTGTTTTTTATGCAGTATCGATTGAATACAAAGATATATTTGCTGATTTTTTTCATTTAAGCAAACATTACGAAGTATACAATACGGCCTTTCATTTGATTCTTGTGCTAATGCTTGAAATCACAGCGTTGTATTTTTTTGAATACGTCTCGAATGTACCTGGATATGAAATCATGGAATATGATATTTTGCATGAAAAATCGTTGGATTGATTTTGCTTTTTTTTTGGTAAATCAAATAGAAAATGATCTTTTTACTTCATTATAAAATTTCTTATTGTATTATGACAAGAAATGTTATGATATGAATACTTTTGATTATTTATTTATTTGGCTGTTGTTGTTGTTGTTTTTTTTGCTGGTTGTGATCCTGTTGCACCTTCATATATTTTATGAGTCATTTTCCAAACGAGTTTATGGGTGAAATGATAGACAATGACAAACACAAGACCATGCACCAATGCTTTGGTTAATAACTTTGATTTGGGTGGTAGACTAAGTAAGACTCCGGGTGTCAACACGACAAACAAAACAAAAAGGTAAATAAGCATGAAAATGTGCATAGTATATATAACATATAGATTTTTCTATTTTTCAATTTTCAATTTTCAATTTTCAAAAATCCATTTGCAAACGTCAAATTCGAATCTCAAGTAGAACTTTCTTTCTTTTTTTTCCATTCAACATATCCCGTGCTTCGAACCAAATTAAACGAAGTTCCTAAATGATTTTTCGCGATGGAATAGGCCTTTTTTTGATTGTCATTCAACTGATGTAGATACTGCAAAATAGTCGTTCTCTCTTCTTCTGAATATCTTGTCATGTTTTCAGGCAATGCACATTCTTCCATCATAATTATACTAGTATTCTAAATATATTTTGAATGCTTATTTTCTACAAACAATATTTTCGAATCAATTTTTTATACAAGAAACCAACAAGAAAACCAACAGAAAACCCAACAAAAAAAGAAAAATCAATAAAAAAATTGAAATGCTTTTTATATTCAATAAAAAATAAACAAAAGTATTTGAAAAACAATTTAAAAAACCAAACATAGAACATGGGATCTCAAAAAAAGCAAATATTCCGATACAAAATGACGCAAGTTTGCATGGATGAAATAGAACGTTTTTCCAAAATGCATCAATTGGATGATCGCAAGACATTTCAAGAATCTTGGAAGAAATGGACGGAAGAAGAGGAACAATTGATTGATTCTGAAGTAGAGAGATTAAACGAACTCGGTATTGCAAAAGAGAGAAAAGACATAATAGAAAAAATGTATGTCAGTGCAAGATTTTATTATAGAAAAAAAAAAGCTGAAACCGAATCCGAATTCGAATCCGAAACCAAGTCTAATGACAAAACCGATAAAAAACCCAATTCCAAATATATTTGTCTTCGAAAAGAAATGTTAGATGCAATGGATAGACATTTGTCCAACAAATCGAGAAAAAACAAGAATGAAAAACCATCCGAAAGTTACAATACCTTTTGCATCATTTATGAAGATCTCTTGAATGAAGAGAGAAGACGATTACAACATCAATATGAAAATGAAAAGCAAATAAATGACAAATTCAAAAAGACTTATAAAAACAGATATTTCTCTCTCCAAAAACAAGCATAGTAAAAGTAAAAAGAGTAAAAAAATATTCTTATCCAAGATATATGAATTTCCATTCCAATATATGTGTCTTTCTCTCCAATAAAAAGAAAAAAAACGTTGAAAAAACAAACAAACCTTTTATGATTATTACGAAAATCAATTCGTATTCTAACAAGGCGATTTCGCTTTCCAACAAAATAACAAAGATTCCTCAGTATTCTTTGTTTTTTTTGCCCTTTCATAGTGTAGAGAGAACGATAGATGGTCAATTCTATGTCTTGAAAATGGATGCAAAAGGGAATGAGTATATTTCATTTGATCACTTTTTTCTCTCGGGAAACAAGACATTGAGAGAAAAAATGGGACAAGCCATTTGTAGTTACTACTATTTATTACAAACCTTGCAAAGAATAAATGCATACAATATGAATGATATGAATTTATCAACAGATACTATTGTGTTTGATCCAAGAAACAAGACACCTCGATTACTCATCTCTTTCTCTCAACAATCCAATGAATCCAATGCATCTGTATCTGTATTGAACAACATATACAAGCATTTGCTTATTGATTTGCAAGGAGAGAAGAAGAACGACTTGTTCATCACTCAAACCGAAAACGAACCCAATCATTGTCACCATTTTTTCACCATTTTCTCTCACTTTCTAGATGAAACAAGAGAAACAGATCCTGTGCTCGCATATAAAGAATTAGAAAACCAGTTTATATCAGCAAAGATTTCATAAATCGTTACTGAAATATGACTCTTGAAGAATATAAATAGGACATTTTTCATTCTTTCAAGAGTTTAATCATCTTTTTTGACATTCTTTCTAGACTTTCCCATTTTTTTCC